CTATTTTGGCTCTTAATAAAGAGAAAAGCACATTAGAGACTGCACTACTACGTGCCCAAGCTAGTGTTAAAAAAGTCGAAAAAGACATCTTAAATCTAGAAGAATCAACTTGTTATACATGTGGACAAGCACTACACGAAGATAAAAAAGCAGAAATTGAGTTAAGAAAAACAAAAGAATTACACGATGCAAACACATACCAACAAGAGATTGCAGATAAAGTAGTTGAAGTAATGAAAGCACTTGAAGAGATTGGTGACATCAATGGCAAGCCTACTACTTTCTATGAAACTGCTAAAGAAGCGTATGAGCACAGAAATAATGTAGAAAATATTAAGATAGCAGTAGGTAATAAAGTTGAAGAACACGACCCTTACCAAGCACAAATTGACGAATTAAACAATAGTGCAATGCAAGTAATTGACTGGGGGCCAGTTAATGAACTTACAAGTTTTAAAGAGCATCAAGAATTTTTGTTAAAGTTGTTGTCTAATAAAGATAGCTTTATTCGCAAGAAAATTATTGAGCAAAACTTAGCGTATCTTAACAACAGACTCACATATTATCTCGATCGCTTAGGATTGCCGCATCAAGTTGTATTCCAAAACGATCTAAATGTCGAAATCACACAGCTAGGTCAAGACTTAGACTTTGACAACTTGTCACGTGGTGAACGCAACAGGCTCATCTTAGGTCTGAGCTTTGCATTCCGTGATGTTTGGGAAAGTTTGTACCAAAATATTAACTTGTTGTTCATTGATGAGCTTATTGATAGTGGCATGGATACAGCCGGAGTTGAAGGATCATTAAGTGTACTGAAAAAGATTGCAAGAGAACGTGAAAAGAATATTTTTCTTATCTCGCACAAAGATGAATTAATCGGAAGAGTAAATACTATATTAAGAGTAGTCAAAGAAAACGGTTTTACTAGCTACGAAAATGATGTAGAAGTTATAGAGTAATGAATTTAAAATTTAAAAATGCACTTAACCGTGTAGAACAGTCTTGTCCGCCAATTTGGATGATGAGACAAGCAGGAAGATACCAAGACGACTATATGCAAGTAAAGGAGATGTTTACGTTTGAACAAATGTGTAAACTTCCTAGGATGGCTGCTAAAGTTGCAATGTTACCAATTGAACAATTTGACTTTGATGTTGCTATTTTGTTTAGTGATATTTTATGGCATTTAGAGGGGTTAGGACTTCCATTAAAGTTTGACCCTGGGCCTGTGTTCGAAACACACCTTAGTAAAGACAACTGGGAACAATATACAGACGTTAGAAAAGCGCTCGAACATATTAAGTTTCAGAGCAATGCTATCGAAGCAACAAGAGAAGCACTCCCACATGGTAAAAGTTTAATTGGGTTCGTTGGCGGACCGTGGAGTTTACTTAACTATGCACTAGGTGCTAACAAAGTAAGCAACCAGTTCAAAACAATGTATCTTACAAAAGTGATTATTCCATTACTAAAAGATAGTATTAGAGTACAGAAGGCATCCGGTGCCGAAGCTGTTATGATTCTTGATAGTGGATTAAGCAATGTTAGTAAAAACTATTACGACAATACATATTTGCCAATGATAGAATCTATTGCTAATATTGGAAGCGTAGGGTATTATGCCCGCGGACTTCCTGCTACTAGTTTAGCTAAAGTAAAGAAAATGCCGTGGGCCGGCATTGGTATTGATAGCACATGTAACCTACCAAAAACGTTAAGCACATACTCTAATGGATTTGTTCAAGGCAATTTTAATGAAGCGCATTTGTTATTAGAACGTAGATTATTTGAATACGAGCTTGACAAATGGTTAGAAACATTAGAAGGTGTTAACACAACAGGATGGGTGTGCGGTCTAGGACACGGTATTGGCAAAACTACACCAACAGAAAATGTAACGCATTTTGTAAAAGAAGTTAGGAATCGTTTTAACAAATGATACGAGTAGGTGTACGAGGAAGTAAACTTGCGTTAGCATATGCAGAACGTGTATGCAATGAACTTTCTTGCGATACAGAAATTGTTGTTATTAAAAGTGCAGGAGATTTAAATCCTGATGTGCCTATACATGAAATAGGCGGCAAGGGTGTATTTTGTAATGCACTAGAGCAAGAATTATTAAATGATACTATTGATGTTGCTGTACATAGTTTAAAAGACATGCCCGGCGATGTCGAACATCCACTATTAGAAATTAGTGCTGTATTAGAACGTAACAGTCCATATGATGTATTATTAGGTAATGTGTTCGACGGCTGTGTTTTAGGCACTAGTAGTCCAAGACGTAAAGCACAATTAGAAGAATTATATTCTGAGCTAAATGTTGTTATTAAACCTATTAGAGGAAATATAGATACTAGACTAGAAAAACTTGACAACGGCGAATATGATGCTATAATATTAGCACAAGCTGGACTTCACGCACTTGGCATTGATAGAAATTATATTAAATTACCTATTGTGCCAGCTGTTGGACAAGGCACTATTGCGTTGCAAACTGTTAAAAATAGCGAAGCAAGTATGATTGCAAAACAAGTTAATCACGAATTAACATATAGACAAACACAATTGGAGAGAGCGTTACTAAAAGGCATAAACGGAAACTGTACTACTAAGGTTGCAGCGTATGCTAGTGGCGATAATCCAATTAAGTTGGAGGCAGTATATTATGATTAAAGACGATATACATGACCAATTAACAAAAGCATATATGGAATATTTTAAGGCAAACGAGGCATTTGAAAAAAGGCGCTCTCATCGAACTCATGCATCAAGCAGGAGATGGTTGAGAAAAATACGTGAGCTATCTAAATTAAGGATGGACGAAATACACAACACGTATGCTGCCAAAAAGGCAGCAGAAAAAGAATAGGCATAATAAGTATGTTATGCATTGGACTTATGAAGGTAAACAAATTGACGAACTGCCAGAAGGCTGTGAGGCATTTGTTTATCTAATAACAAATCTAACCAATGGCATGATGTACGTAGGCAAAAAACTAGCAAAGTTTAAAGTAACTAAACCACCGCTCAAAGGCAAAAAAAATAAAAGACGTTCAACAAAAGAAAGCGATTGGCGCGATTACTGGGGTTCCAGTGATAGACTAAACGCAGATGTTGAAGAGTTAGGCGCAGAAAATTTTACAAGAGAAATTTTACACATTTGTCCTAGCAGAGGCATAGCAAGTTACTTAGAGGCACGAGAGCAGTTTGAACGCAGAGTACTCGAAACTGATGATTACTACAATGGAATCATTAATGTTAGAGTTGGCGGATCAAAAATTCTTAAAGAGCATTTACAGGCAAAACATTCCAACACATAAGGTTGGCGGGCCAGATTAGAAATACCGCTGTGGAAAAAGCTCTCGTATAGAAGCACACGTACATATTGATTGACACACCAGAGTGTGGAAGCCACCAAACAAATTGGGCTCACTAGTTGATATAGATTGCATGTTGGCAGTCGAAAAACACAAACACAGTACATAAAAACTCTTTAGCAATAGGAACGAAGCGAGAGGTAATGTATTATAAACTGCACATTAACTAGCTTAATGTACATTTTATGTTACATATGTCGACGTAGGTTGGGAAAGGTCAGAGCCCATTGTACTTTGTGTATAAACAATTACCTACTTCCAAGTCTCGGCTGGTGCAGACTCACATGAAGCGCATTTTGAGATTAGATGGAACCGTAAAAGGTTCCGTCTGACTGAAACAATCTACATGAAACTTAAACATTATTACATTCGTAATAATGCATCTTTATATAATAAATCACTTCTATCAAACATAATTAAATACGAAGTAAGTAGTTTGAGCGATAGCGATAACTAATATCTACGAAGTAGATATTCAAAACGAATAAGATAAATAGTTTTAATAAGTAAGGATAGTTCAGTGAAAATATATCATATAACACAAAATTTAGCAGAAGCAGTTGACATTAAACGCCTTGCTAATGGATCTTGGGGATTAGTAGACACAGACACTGGTAAGCCGTTTAATTCTAATACTTTTAAAAGTGCTGGTGATGCTGAAGAGTTTCGTGATAGAACTGCTAGATCTTCACCACGTACTGCTGCATCAAATACTCCTAGAGCTGATACTCCTAACAATCAACGCACACCTAATCAGCCTGAGCGTACTATAAGAAGCGGTCCTAATAAAGGTGCAGTTATTACAGACATTGATGCTAACGGAAAAATGTCTGGTCGTAATGCCGACGGCACTGAATTTAGTAATAAAACTGCCAAAGACCTTAGAGGTCCCAATGCTGCTAGTAAAATACGTAAAATTTCAGGAAAAATTTTAAGAGTTGCTCAAGGAAGCAATATGTTCATACTTACTAGTGCACTACAAGTTTTCTTTATATGGGAAGATGCCGCTGACAAACTTGCTGAAATTGAATATGATATGGAAAATTTTAGGTTTAGTAATACTAATGTTAGACAGAAATATTACGATTCTCAAATGGCAAGTGTTAACAAGGCAAAATGGGTTAACAGTGCAGTAACAGTGTTAGCTAATCTAGCAGGCATTATAGGAACTAGTAAAGCTATGACAGTTGTTCGAGCATTAACAATGTTTACTAGATTCGGCGGACCAATAGGTTGGATTATATCAACATTATTATTTGCTTTAACACAGGGCGCTGTATTCTTATTGTCATGGACTATAAGTAAGTACGGCGAAGAAATGGCCAATTGGATTTGGGATAGCTGTTGGGAAGCGTTGAAAGGCGGAGTTAGCGGAGCTGTTTCCGGGGCAGGTGATTTAATTAATAATGCTGCTGACATTAGAGGCACTGCTGATATACCCATCGACCGTAAAGGCAGACTTAG